GAATTGGTTATAAGTCTTTAGAATCGGCTCGCCTTTTTCCTCAGCACCGTCGTGATCTTCACCGGTCTTGCCTGTTTTACCCTTTGAACGATCGCCAGTGTGCTGTGCATCAGGTGCAATGGGATGACCTTTCTTATCAATCTTGTGTAATTTGAGAAACTTTTCCTCGTCCGGCGAGCGAGGCTTATATCCTTTTACTTCTTCTTCGTCGTCCACTTTAGGCTTGTAATCAGCGGCGGGTGATTCCTCGAAGAGTTGTTTAAATTTCTTCATCTGGCTCTTCCTCTGGCGTTTGTTCTGAATCGATTTCATCTTCTACATCAAGTTCTGCCTCAGGCTCATCAAAGAATGCTTGACCTGCTGAAATCTTTTGTACTTGAATTGCGTCCATTGCTCTACCCATAAGTTCATTATTGATAGCATCTTTAAACTGTGATGATTCACCATTCTGTAGAGCAATAATTGCATCTTTAATATTATCAGTCATCTCGATCTCCATTTTATTTCATTATTATTTATAAAAAATACTCATTTACTCTACAAATTTAAGTAAAGTGATAAATTACTATTCTGGTTCAGTTGGCCAGGTAATCTCACCTTGAACAGTTGTATCATCATAACTTGATGTTATATCTCTTAATGCTTGTCTATAAGCACGCCATTCATCCGACATTGTAACATCACTATTTGCCATCCAATCACTTTTGGCAATCTTTTCATTACGTTCAGAACGAAGTCTTTCCCAGGCTCGCTCTGCTGCGCCAGCATTCCAAGCTGTTTCTTCTGCATCACGAGCTTCCTCTTCAGATGCTAGCAAATAAACACAATGTTCATTATACATTTTTGTGCGCCTACCTTCTTCCCGCTCAGCAGGATCAAAAGGAGCTTCTTCGTAACCCAAATCAATTAAATTTTGTGGTAATGTCATTTGTTTTCCATCCTATACGTTTGCTCGTCTATAGAGTTTAAATCTACCTTTAGTGTGATAGCCGCTGCTGAAGAAAAAACTTATTCCCGTAATGGGCTGGTTCTTATACTCCATGAAGTGATGGCCATATTGACCGAAATTTGCGTTGCCGTAGCGACGTCCCCAACACACATAACGAATAGGGGCATAATAATTAGATTGATCTGCGGGATTTATTATTTCCAAATCAATATTGTGATGCTGGGCAGCAGCAGCAATGCCTAGAGGAAGACCTTCAGTTAGGTTATATAGGGTGGAACTAGCAGTAGTAGCAAACACCGACCCGCTCAAGTGCCGTATATTTGAGAGCGAGTATGCATTATACCCGGCATAGGTGCTGCCGCTGTTGTTCAACTCTAACCGTGCATAATAATATGTGTTATTATTTTGCCCCTTAATTTCTTGTCCAGTTATTTTGTAATCATATCCTGATGAAAAGGCACTAAAGAAGCTTATGCTAGAAGAATTAGAAGCCTCGATCGTGGAAACATATTCCCAACCACCACCACCGCCGCCGCCGGACGCAGCTTCTAAACTAATGTGACCTGCTGAATCATCATAGGTAAGAACGTAATTGTCTTGACCAGAACCAACTGTTTGATCAGCATCAAAAGTAAAGTTACCTAGCAGTACATTACCACTGCCTTTTGGGCTTAGTTGTAAGTCAATATTAGTATCATTGCCGGTTGCGGCAATAGTTGGATCACTGCCGGTTGCGGCATTAGTAATCGTGATTTCATTTTTTGCACCTGCCGTTGTGGTAAATTTTATCAGTTCATTACCGTTAGAATCAGCAATATACCCTGGAATTTTTGGATCTGTTAGTGTTTTGTTTTGTAATGTATCTGTTGTCAGACGACCAACCAGAGTATCTGTACCACCTGGTATAGTATGTGTGTTCAGTGTTCCTAAACTTGTAATATTATAACTTTGTGCGTCTAGATTGCCACCAAGTTGCGGTGTAGTGTCTTCGACTACGTTGCTGATTCCGCCGCTTACTGTGGCAAAACTTAATGTACCGCTACCATTTGTTTGTAATACTTGACTGGTGCTACCATCAGAAGTTGGGAATGTAATACCACCATTAGCAATAGAAAAGGTACCAGCGCCAACGGACAATGAATGTACGTTAGCTCCGATCTCAGTTACTTTTACACCGTCTGTAGAATACAGACGACCATCATTTGTATTAAGAGCTAATTCGCCAGCAGTAATATCAGAAGTTGTTGGGATTCTACCAGCAACATTGCTGCGTTTAATCTTAACTGTAGATGCCATAATATGTCCTTATAAAAAGAGCCAGGGAGATTCTCCCTGGCTATAAAGTTATGTATTAATTAGTATGTACCTCCATCAATGACTGCCTCGATTGTGGCAAGTGAACCAGAGCCAAAGTTAACAGTAGTTGTAGGTTCAGATGTAAGATCTTTCCAGAAAACGAAAGGATCACCAGATGCAGATGCATCACGGAATACGCCAGCATATTTTGTGCCAGAGGCTACATATTCGCCGTACCAACCAATGTCAACACTGTCTGCAGAGTTATTTGCACCAAGTTTTAGAAGCGAGTCATTAACACTTACAGTAGTAGATGTGACGGTGGTTGTCGAACCATTAACTGTTAGATTACCATCAATTACGGTATTACCTGAAACTGCTAGATCCTGACTAACTGTAAGATCCCGGCCGATAGTCACATCATCAGGTAGACTGATTGTGATTGTATCATTTGTTACTGCGGTTGCAACTTCGTTTGCAGTACCAGAAATTGTGAGTGTATCACCGCTTGTAAACAAATCATTAGAACCACTATCAGCAGCAAGTGTGAATGATGTTGAAATAGCATCAATACGAGCATTTGTATTTGCAAGGTTCTGTTGACCGGTTGCATATACACTAGCAATATAAGCATTGGTATTTGCAAGAGCATTTTCTGCGATCTGAATTACATCCGTTCCATCGCTGGACGAATATAGAATCAAATCCGCAAGGTTAACCGCAAGTTCGCCGGCGGCAAGTGAACTGCTACTTGGAGCTGAACCGCCGGTATTACTGCGTTTAATTTTAATAATTGATGCCATTTTTTCTAATCCTTATTCTTAAATGAACTTTTCAAACCTGTTTTTTCACCGGCGGTTCGGCTGGTTTAAATTGCGTCAATTCCACATATTGAGTTTTCTGAGGCTGAATATTTCTTTCAGCGCTTGATGATTCAACTGTGGAAAATCCAGATCGTTTATGTTCATATTTATCGTGATATTGACTATTTATATCTTTCAGACTTTTATTTTCATTTTCTAATAACTTAATACGAGTTTCAAGAAACATGATCTGCTGAGTGAGTGCATTAATTTTTTCTTGTTGATTTGTAATATAAATATTTAAAACTTCAGTTTCTTTTTGCATAATGTATCACCTAGAAGGTACCTCCGTCAACGGCATCAAATGTTGGAACACCATCAGAACCAATTTGCATGACTTCACCATTTGTTCCAGTTGCAAAACTTAGCGTGCTTGTATTTGCACCAAAAAGCACACCATTTGTTGTAAAACTACTTAGCCCAGTTCCACCATACTGGGTTCCTAATACATTTTCTAAAATAAGATTTGTAATATTAACATTACCACTTAATGTTGTGGTTGTGTTTGCTGTTACTGATAGCGCGGAAACCTGTAGAGAAACATCATTATTTGCGCTGTCAGCAATTCTAATCGAGCCATCTTCCTGCTTGGTAATTTTTGTACCACCAAGCAACATTGTATTACCACTTAAATATAGATCTCGCCAAGATTTTTCGGTACTACCTAAATCATAGGTTACATTAGATGAAGGAATAAGACTAGAAGGAATAGATTCAAGATTAGTTAGATCCGTAAAGAGTGCTACTCTATGACCTCCTGCCGTTGTACTATCATGAACTCTTAATGTGTTTAAAGTTGTATCAACTGTTACTTCACCAGTATTACCGGTAAAAGTAGAATGTTGTGCAGTTGTACCTCTTCTAAATTTTACTTCTATAGACATTATAGAGTTCCGTAGTCTAGTACACTATCGATAGGATTAAATATAAAACCATAATCTATATATGCCCTTAATGGTCCAGCAGCATACCAAAGACCAGTATTCGAATTATATGTAAGAACTTCTCCGCCACTTGGTGTTTTAACACTTGCGTAATCTACATCATCAAGACCGTGTAACCGTACTTCACCTGAACCTGTAGAACTACCACCTCTAGCATATGCCATACGAGTCATTTGTGAGGAAATCTGCCTCACAAAATCATCATACATTTCAGAGAATTTTTTCTCTATTTCTGATGAATCAAAATCTTTCCCATCAAGACCTTTATCACCCCTTTCACCCTTATCACCTTTATCGCCTTTCGGACCCTGTAAACCTTGAGGACCTACTCTACCAGCTTCACCTTGCAGACCTTGTTCACCACGCTCGCCTTGAGGACCAATAGGACCTTGCTCACCGATTAAACCAATTTTACCTTGTTCACCACGATCACCTTTTTCACCACGAAATACTTGAATTGGAATTGGATCTTCAATTCCTTCAACTGTTAAGTACTTAACACCAGTTGAGTTATTAAACTCTCCCTGCATAGCAGCGTACAGTTGTTCATATAAAGAATCTTTTGCTTTTGAATTCTCTTTCTGAATAACTGCAAATAGAGTAGCTAAAAGTTTAGCGTTCTCAACTGAAAATTGCATAATAAACTATTCCTTATCTTCGGAAACGGTTGTCATTGAATCCATAAAGCGAGTCATGCTTTCAACGAGTTTCTTCTCCTCATCAGAAATTTCTTTTGCAGGTACAAATTCTTCGACTGATTCTTCAGGCGGCTGTGCATCTACTTCATCCTCACTATCGGATTCACCGCCTTCTTGACCAATTTGTTTCTCGATTTTCTCAACCTCATCTTCAGTTAAACGCAGAACATTTGTGCGAACCCAGGCCTCTGAAAAGTATTTTCCTACATAATTATCTATATCACCAAGAAGTCGAAGTCTCTCTGTCATAATTTCAGTATCTTTTAATTCAGTGAAGTGATTGTCTTCCATGAAGTCATAATATATATTTTGCTTCATTTCTTGCCACTCTTTGCGAGTGGTGACACCAGTAAGAGCAAGATGAATCTCAAGTAACTCATCAAACAGCATGGCAAATCTATTACGGAGACGCTTGATGAACTTATTGAATTTTAATTCATCTCGAGTAATTTCAGATGCACGCCCAAGTTGGAACTGATTTTCTTGCTCCATACGAGCGGTAGGTACATTGAGTGACTTGTAAAGTTTGCGGCGGAAATAATCAACATCTTCCATCTCGCCAAGATTCTGACCACCGGGAAGAGTTGTGATTTCAGTTCCTCTACCACCCTCTCTACGTGGTAACCAAAAATCTTCCAGCATGGTCATAAATTTACGATCATCACGAACTTCACCAGTCTGTGCATCATATGTGAGTTTG